CCTTGCCGGCTCCGCGAATTTCAAATGCGCCGCCGTGAAAGTGCGCTTTCTCCAAAATGCAGCGCAAGAAGTCGCTTGTCACATCGGTCTTTTTCCCGACCCACATGTCGCCTTTTTCGTTAACACGACCAGAAAACACTGTCCCGGTCAGCGGTGATACTCCAAGTGTCATTTCTGTTCTCCTTTGGCGATGGCGGCGCGGACTATTTCGGCAGTTCTTGGCCGTCCGTCCAGCGCATTGGGGTCGTCTAGCACCATCACAAGTGCGTTAAAGAGGTCAGGCGCGGCTGGCTGTTGCTCTACGTCCGTACTGGACTGAAGGGCGCGGCGCAAGTCAGCGGCACACTTTGAAAACGAAACATCCGGTGCAGGCGCATCACTGTCGGCCATCCAGTCAAGACACTTAAGCGCCTGCCGCGCTGCCTTCTCAAGTTCGCTCATAGGTACTCCTCAGTATGAAACCTAAATGAATTCTCATATTGTTCAATATGTTCCTTGATTTTGTCCCACTGCTTGTCGTTCAAGAGATCATTAACGATAACCCAATGCTCTAGTAGTTGATTGTCAGTGTCTTTGAGCTTTGCAGACACCTTCATAGAACTCCAGACAGGGCCAGAGACACCATCTTCGTTGTCATTAGACCAGTCAAACTCAACGTAAACATCTTGCTCCTCTATAGTCACTACAGTGTGGAACGTGTAAGATGACAGAAATTTGTTCATTTTAGTGCTACTTTCAAGCAAATTAGACAAAACAGGCAAAACGACACAATCATTCTACACCCTTTGGTGTGATCCTGTCAACAGTGTCAATGATATCCTTCAAGACAACATCGTAACCATTGTCTTTAATTAGCATGGCTATGTCATTGACGACAGACCAATAAAAGCATTCAAACTTAACTTGTTCCTGTTCTTGTTCCGACAAGTCGAGCATATATGAGTCAAAGTTAGACATTGTTCATCCTTTAATGAGTGAATTTTTGACAGTACCCCTATATACTTTAAAGATACTTTATAAGTTATATACTTATAATAGTATATTAAAGATATATTACTTTAATGAAACATCTATGAATCATCATAGGTATCTCTAAAGTGAGGGTAGCACATTTCAGTGTCTTTGTCAAGCCCTTCGTTGTCACCTTCGTGACAGTCAGTCTCTGTCAGCAAGTCCCTGCGCTCCTTTGTTGGGATGTTCAAGTCTTTGATGCATCCGTTGCACATATCCAGATACTCTCCGGTTAGTGCATGTTTACGTGTTGTCTCGAAGTCATTCAAGTTTTTATTGCAGCATGTACAGCGAATTTTGGGTTCCTCACAATCTTATTTCCAAATTTGATAATTGACCACACGGCAAATTTGTGCTCGACTGTAGTCATACTTTTTCATGATTTCAGCTTGCGTCATCCCTTGTTCGTAGTCCTTTCGCATGTTGTCTACGATTTCCTGAGTGAGCCAGTGATGGTTAGGATTTCTTCCGGGTTTAAATCGTCCTTTCTTGATCTTGTCATCCGAATTTTCTTTTGCCGTTCCAGTAAACAAATGGGCAGGGTTTACACATGAAGGGTTGTCGCATGTATGGCATACCTGCAAAGTCGGCTCTAATGGCCCTTTAAACGCCTCGTAGGCGTATCGGTGAGCCTTAACCATCTTCCTTTGAGCCATCAGCGTGGCAGTAGTAGACTCAGTAGCCAGCTAATCAATCCTTTAGATCGATGTTCCGGTAGTTCCATAGCCTCTCCCCGTGGGTCAAAGTAGCACTCCTCAAGGGTGCGTGGTGTAATCATGTGTGATGGTTTCATGTTAGCGATTCTCCCATTCAATGCGGATCATATCTTCAATGTCTAAAATCAATTGATAGTCTACAACCTCCTTAAGGTCTGGAGGATTGTCATCCATGTACCCCTCTAGGTACAGATCAGTGACAGTCACAATGACAGGCAATGTCTCGATGGTTTGAATCTCAGCGATCCCGTACCATTCATGGCCTTTCAATCGATAACTGAATTGATGCAGTTTAGTGCTCATAGTGGTGCTTCCTCAGTGTCAGGGTCAGACATGACTTTTTCATAGGCAGACAGAGGTCTAGGCTGTGGCTGTACTTCCAGAGCCTTCGATTCCTCTGTTTGTTCATCGTTGATGTACTTAAAAGGCCAAGTCATTGTAATTCCTCCGGGACTTCAACGGTATCTCCCATCTTGCTGGCAACATAGCAGCGCATGGCTGCGATCAGTGGTGTTGGGCCGGTTTGCCAATGCTCCGACCCGTCATCTTCAAAAAGGTTGTCACGGAAATAGGCTGACCACCAATAACCCTCTTTGCTGACCGTGATCCCCTCCCGCTCAATGATCGGGCCGCCTTGTTGCCACTCTGTCGAGTAGTTGTAATGCCCTGTTTCGTGCATATCCAGAAAACGCCTGACATCCAGCACAAAGTCGGCGTACCCCTTAGCCTTTGCCGCCGCCCAGTCAAGGGCTGCGCCTGTCATTTCACTTGTGTTAATGGTTTTCATGTTATTTCACCTTTCTGGTGCTTTGCACCTTCAAGAGTTGGAACAAATTAAGACAATCGCCTTTTATCCACTGGTCCGGGACAATCTCGCCCGTGTCGGCATCAACCATAGGCACGTCCGGCCCGTAATTGTTGCAGTCGATCCAATGCTGACAGATGCCTCGTTCGTTTGCGCTAAAGGCTATGATTCCAGAACTTATAAATTGGACTTGATACATGGTTAGAACTCCTCACACATACGCGCAATGTTAAGTTCGCTTGGCTGGATTATCATTTTATTGTTTTTATCATCTGTCCATTCTTTGCAGCAACGCGACGACAAATAATAGTAAGCGGAAGGGTCTGCAATCCTATACTCTTGGAGTATCTCTCGGGCCTCTGAGCGTGTGGTGAATTCGTCCACTGTTTCGAGATTGTAGGAATCTTTTCGTTGGATGTAATACATGATATGTCTATCAGTGTTGTGTGAATTGGGCTTGATACATGGCTTCCTTTTTGGTGGTTTAGTTTTGCTCTTGCGGAATGTTTCGTTCTAGTTCGTATTTGTAAAGACGTTGACCGCCCTCTGAAATCGCTTTAGTCCAAGAAAGGTAACCAACAACATCTCCCGGAAAACATATAACTTCCATCATGCCTTTTTTAGGCACTGTCCCTTCGATCTCCAAAGTTTTCAACAAACCAACGGCTTGATCTTTGGTCATCAGGACAGACCAGAAAATCTCACGCCCGTGGTTTTGGTTTTCAGTGGTTACTTGTTGTGTGGTTTTCATTTGATTGCTCCTTTAGAAACACTGGTAGACGATACCATCAGCGCAGACACCCAGCACAATGGTGTTTTCTTCAAGGTATTCCGTAACAATGCGCTCCTCTTCTTCAGCGTCACCATCAGCATCAGACAAATCGATTCGATAGTCTTGAGCGATGGTTGCATAATCGTTCATGCTGTAGTCGCAACAAATAGCGATAACGTCAAGCACAATGTCTTCGCCTGTGCTTTCTTCGTACTCTTTCAGATAGTCAAAGATGATCCGCAGGCCGTGATAGCCAAATGAATCATAGCGCTTCATTGCATGGAAAGCATCGACAAATTGACTGAAGTTTACAGATTGTTTCATGATTTACACCTTGAATGGTGCCTGAACATCTCAGACGGGATTCCCTGCTAACAGTGCAGGCCATGCTAGTCTGTCACACTAGCACAGTCTAAACTGTCACTTAGGAGACTGGCGTGATTGTCACCGATTTAAAGCCATAGACAATGTTCAATTCTTCGCCTCTATTCAGAATGTCCCTGTATTCTGTAATACGATTCTGAGGAAACCAGATCAATAGCGCGGCTTTGCAAAGTGCCGCCTCTGGTGTGATTGTTTCATAAGGCATACCATCAGTTGAGATAAGATATTTCATGGTTACACTCCAAAGGCCAGCATGACACCCCAAAGGGCGAAGACAATGAAACAGAGGATCATTGCGGCGAAGTCGGTCATGTTAGTTTACTTTCAATGGTTCTTCAATTGTATATTGCTTACAATGCTTACAGTATCCAGGTGCGGGTTCTAATTTCTCCTCATCTATGTCAGCATAAAGCAGTTCTTTTTCCACACGTGGGCTATAAAACTGATCTGGTTTGTAATCTTCATACACCCACCGATAACCCGGCCACCTCCACCTTACCGCTATAGGTTGTTTATTATTTATTGATTGTTTAATTTTATTATTCATTTTAACCCCTTATTGTTACCTTGTGCTCTTTGTTCCGTTGCTTTCGATCCAGACAGACCAGCACTGTCCCATATCATAGGCCCTTATCTGCTCGGCACATGATTTACGATATATTGTCAAAGCCTCATATTTGTTTCCTGTATCGCATACAAACTTAACCCAATGCCAACCCTTGGACTTAGTATTCACAGGAAAATTGTATTCAATCATGATGTTTACCTTGCTTGGTTGATGATGGAGTCATTATATCGCAGTACTAGGAACATCCTAAACAACCTACCTTTGCATCCTGTCAGTTTAGATCACGTATCGCTTGATCTAGGTTGTTTACTGCGATGGATGAACTATAACAGGGTTTCTTGTCTTGTCCAGTAACTTTACAATTCTTTACAATTCTTTACAATTGTCGTTAAAGTACAACACCTGATTGTAGGTTACTGTTTAGGTTGGCTTTATAGGTTGGCTTTATAGGTGTCCAGTATAGGGTCCTACATCATCCTCCACACCCAGCAAACCTGGCACGATTCTTGCATGACCTTCACAGTGCTTAGAAGACTTGGCACGATTCTTGCATGACTATCGAGACATGGGGGGAGGGGTACTGACTTGTGAGTAACTTTGGTGGGAGCCTCTAAAGCACACAAAAAAGTAAAACTAAGAAGGTATCTCAGGCCTAAGCCTTCGAGAGCCTCTAAAGCACACAAAAAAGGATAATTTAGACCTCTAAAATGCCTAAAGATTAAGCAATGTATAGTGACTATATAGACTACTAAGTGCTTATCAGATAACAAAAAAGTAGTAGAGACTGGTATAGTGTTGTATAAAAACAACATAGCTGCCAGAGGAGTCAAAAAAGAAGGCACTTTAAAGACTATCCGCGCACCTGAAAGGGAACTTTAAAGTAGAAAGTTAAAGAAACATGCAGAAAAGACTTGACATGAATGAAAAAATGTGCTAGAATATATGCCATGTGTTAGACATGAGAATGCAGCACATCAGGAACTCAAGATAAAACAATGAAGTGACTAGGTAGCCTGACCCCACTACTTAGGAAACTTTGGATGCCTTGATACGTGCACCTGAAAGGGAACTAAGTTAGGATATATTGAAAGTATATTTATCTTAGATTCCTGTACGTTAAAGAGACATCCTAGACTACAGAATACCTAACCAGTACTCTACTGGCTTTCACTACGTTTAAGGATGTCGTAGGGGTAAAACATCCTTTATTTCGTCTTTTGAAAGAGACTTATATGTTAACTAATCTTGAAGATACTAAGAATACTTCTGTTCTTGGTCGTTTTATATCTTCTTCTGAGCGTTATCAGGAACGTAAGCGTAGAACTAAACTAGCTCAAGAAGCTAAGAAGGAAGTTAAGAATTCTTTGTCTAAAGGTATTAAGCTTTGTACTAAATGTAACGAAGAAAAGACTTTGACAATATTTGATAAAGATAAGACTACATACACAGGCTACTCTAGCTGGTGTAAGTGTTGCAAAAAAGAATATAACCAACGATACCGCTTGTCGGATAATATCAAGGAAGAATCGGATGACGAAACCAACGGGTAACAGGAAGGGTAGACCCCCTAAAGCAGCAGCGTTAGCTATTAAAGAGTCTAGGAGCGTAGGCAGACCTAAGGGTGAGAAGGCTATCATGGATGAGTACAAGATGATGATGCTTGTGTCTCCTAAGTCTGAGCGTGTCCTGACTAAAGTATTTGATATTGCTCTTAATGATGAGCATCCCGGCCAGATGGCTGCTATGAAACTGGTTATGGATCGTCTAGTTCCTTCCAGTGCTTTTGATACGTCTAAAGGCAGTGGCGCTGCTCCATCTATCAGTATTAACATTAGTGGGCTTAATTCCCCATCGGTAAATACTCAGTCTGTTGTAGACGTTACTGATGTAAACTTTACTGAACGGGAAGGAGCTACTGATGACCAGTCTTAACTTTCAACTCCTTAAATGGCAGCAAGAAGTATTCAAAGATTCTCATCGCTTCAAGGTTGTAGCTGCTGGTCGCCGGTGTGGTAAGTCTAGGTTGTCTGCTGTTACCTTGCTTATTGAGGCTTTAAACTGTCCTGAAGGCTCTAGCGTCATGTACGTAGCGCCTACCCTAGGCCAAGCTCGAACGATTATCTGGGACTTGCTACACGATCTCGGTAGGCCTGTTATCAAGTCTAGTCACGTTAACAACTTAGAGATAACTCTAGTCAACGGTAGAAAGATTCTTGTCCGTGGCGCTGATAACCCTGACTCTCTTCGTGGTGTGTCTCTTGTCTATCTTGTCATGGACGAAGTTGCGTTCATTAAGCAGGAAGTATGGGAGAAAATCTTACGTGCTGCTTTGTCGGATAAGAAGGGCCGTGCTCTGTTTATCTCTACTCCTAGTGGTCGTAATTGGTTTTATGATTCCTTTAAGCTCGGACAGTCCGGTGAAGACGAAGAGTGGAAGGCTTGGCACTTTACGACAGCGGATAACGAAACTATTGACCCCAAGGAAGTCGAAGCAGCCAAGAGAACACTGAGTTCCTTTGCGTTCAAGCAGGAATACTTATCCAGCTTCGATACCGCAGGCGCTGATGTGTTCAAGCCTGAATGGTTCAAGACAGCCCCTGAGCCTAAGTATGGTGAATACGTGGTAGCCATTGACTTAGCAGGCTTTGAAGAGGTTGCAAAGAATGCTAGTGCTTCCAAGAAGCGCCTAGACGAGTCTGCTATCGCTATTGTGAAGCTAGAGGACAACGGTAACTGGTGGGTTCATAAGATCATCCACGGACGGTGGGACATCAGAGAGACTGCTGTAAAGATTCTACAAACCATCAGAGACTATAAACCCTTGCACTTAGGCATTGAACGTGGTGCTCTGAAGAATGCTGTAGAGCCTTATCTGAATGACTTGATGCGTAAGAACAATATTTATGCTCACATTCAGACATTAACTCACGGTAACCGTAAGAAGGCTGATAGGATCGTCTGGAGCTTACAAGGTCGCTTGGAGCACGGAAGGATTACCTTCAACGAGCAAGAGGATTGGGAAGAGTTTAAAGACCAGCTAATCATGTTTCCTACATCAGGCGTTCATGATGACTTGGTTGATGCGCTGTCATACATTGACCAACTGGCAGTGGCTAACTACAACCAAGACTACGAAGAAGATGAATATGAAGTTCTTGACCCAATATCGGGCTATTGATATTAAGGATAATAATGGAAGACATTAATCAACCACAGTTCGATGAGCCTACACAAGCGGAGAAGGACTTAACCGCATGGGTTGTCGATCACACTACCCGTTGGCGTGATTGGCGCGATGCCAACTTCATGGACAAGTGGCAGGAATATGAGCGCATCTTCCGAGGCATTTGGGATCACACTGACAAGACCCGTGACTCGGAGCGTAGCAAGATTATTTCCCCCGCCACTCAGCAGGCTGTAGAGACTCGCCACGCTGAGATCATGGAAGCTATCTTCGGTCAAGGTGAGTTCTTTGACATTGAAGATGACCTTAAAGATGTCAACGGTAATAACCTCGATGTTGAAGAACTCCGTGCTCAACTCATGGAAGACTTCAAAAAGGACAAGATCAAGAAGTCTATTGACCATATTGAACTCTTGGCTGAGATTTACGGTACAGGCATCGGTGAGATCGTTGTCACTACCGAAAAAGAATACATCCCGGCAACACAGCCTATCCCCGGTGTAGCCAATACTGCTGCTATCGGAGTGGAGGAACGTGAACGAGTTGCTGTTAAGGTTAAGCCTGTTAACCCTAAGAACTTTCTTATTGACCCCAATGCTGATTCTATTGATGATGCTCTGGGTGTTGCTATCGAGAAGTACGTTAGCGTTCATAAGATTGTTGAAGGTATCGAACGTGGAATCTACAAGAAAGTCGATATCAGCACGGATTCTGAGGATTTTGATCTCGAACCGACACAACAAGAGCGTAATTACGAGGATGATAAGGTTAAGATTCTGACCTATTACGGTTTAGTGCCTCGTGAGTTGCTTGAAGGCCCCGAAAACGAAGTAGCTGACCTGTTTCCCGAGGACTCTGTTGGTGATCGTTATGAAAACTTGGTAGAGGCTTTGGTGGTTATCGCCAATGATGGCTTGCTGCTGAAGGCTGAAGAGAACCCATACATGATGAAGGATCGTCCTGTCATCGCCTACCAAGACGATACAGTGCCCGGACGCTTCTTTGGTCGTGGTACGGTTGAGAAAGCCTACAACATGCAGAAGGCTATTGATGCACAGTTACGTGCTCACTTGGACTCTCTGGCGCTTACAACGGCTCCTATGATTGCTATGGACGCTACTCGACTTCCACGTGGCGCTAAGTTCGAGATTCGTCCCGGTAAAGCTATCCTTACTAACGGTAATCCTTCTGAGATTCTGACTCCGTTCAAGTTCGGGCAGACTGACGGTAACGCTGCAGCCGCTGCACAGAACTTTGAGCGTATGCTTCTGCAGGCTACAGGTACTGTGGACAGTGCTGGTATGCCCTCTAACGTGCCTCGTGACGCTGGTGCAGGCGGTATGTCGATGGCTATGGCGGGTATTATCAAGAAGTACAAGCGTACCTTGAGTAACTTCCAAGAAGACTTTATGGTGCCGTTTATCTACAAGGCTGCTTGGCGCTATATGCAGTTCGATTCTGAGCGTTATCCGACCGTAGACATGAACTTTATCCCGACTGCTACGCTTGGTATCCTTGCTCGTGAGTTTGAACAGCAGCAACTGATAGGTTTACTACAGACTTTAGGCCCAGACACCCCTGTTCTGCCTCTGATTCTCAAAGGAATCTTACAGAATAGCTCTCTGACTAACCGTGCAGAACTTATTCAGACGCTTGAACAGATGTCACAGCCCAATCCTGAGGCTCAGCAGGCTCAAATGGCTGCTCAGCAGGCTCAAATGGCTCAAATACAAGCTCAGTTGGAGTCTTTACAGGCTAAAACTATGCGAGATCAAGCTGAAGCTCAAAAAGCTATGGTTGAAGCTCAGGTTGCTCCTCAAGTTGCTCAGGCTAAGGTCATTGCTGCCTTGTCTAACAATTTGGATGAGAACAATGAGAGTGCAGACTTCCAACGGCGCGTTAAATTGGCTGAATTGGCCCTCAAAGAAGAGGATATTCGGAGCAACGAGCGTATCGCTATACTACAATCTAGCATGAAAGCACCAAAACCTGCAAATAATGCTTGACTTTTAGTCCGAAATATGTTACAATATACACATGTTTAGCACTATAAAGGTTTCCATTCATGGATAAAGACCTGCAACGGTATTATGAATCCTCGTTCGAGATGTTTACCAGTGAAGGCTGGAAATACTTGATTGAGGACTTCCAAAAGTTAGCAACTGAATTGAATAACATTCGCACTGCAACAGACGCACAACAGTTATTTTATCGTCAAGGACAGTTGGATATTCTCGATTTGGTTCTAAAACGTAAGGAGATGTGTGAGAAGGTATGGGAGGAACTCAATGAGACGAATGTATGAGTTCCAGTGTACTGAAGGACACATCTTTGAATCTTTAGAGTATGCGGATACACGCACAATACCATGTAAGGTATGCGATTCCGTACATGCTCACAGAATTGTTTCCGCTGGTCAACTAAAGCTTGAAGGTTGCTCTGGTGACTTCCCGAGTGCATATGATCGGTGGGAACGTGTTAGGGCTGAGAAGCTCCAACAAGAACGTAAGCAGAACTCCTGATGGAGCTAACCTGCTTGTTTATAAAGTATTCCTGTAACCCTAGAAAGGGCAGGAGAAAGGTTTGGTATGGCTTTAATTGATAATGAGGAACTGGGTCAGGATAACGACATCAGTGAATTACAGGCAGAAGAACAGAAACAAGAGCAGGAAACTGTTCAAGAAACTCCACAAGCCGTAGAGATTCCCGACAAATATCGGGGTAAAAGTCTTGAAGACATTGTACGGATGCATCAAGAGGCTGAAAAGCTCATTGGGCGTCAGGCACAAGAGGTGGGAGAGGTTCGGCGTCTCGCTGATGAGTTACTGAAGCAGCAACTCTCTCAAAAACAATCGCAAGCACAACCACAAGAAAATACACCAGAGATTGATTTCTTTGAAGACCCGCAGATGGCGGTTCAGAAGGCAGTATCTCAGCATCCTGATGTACTCGCTGCTAAACAGGCTGCACAGCAATTTAAGGCTATGCAGACGCAACAGCAATTAGTTGCTAAGCACCCTGACTATCAGCAAGTTGTACAAGATGGTGAGTTCGTTGAATGGGTTAAAGCATCTCCGCTACGTATGAATATGTTTGCGATTGCTAATGCTCAATACGATTTTGCTGCTGCTGATGAACTTCTATCTACGTTCAAGCAGATTCGCGGTGCAAAGACACAACAGGCTCAAGAGACTGGCAAACAAGTACGCCAGAACAACTTGAAAGCTGCTGCTGTCGATGTTAGCGGAACTGGAGAGTCTTCTAAGAAAGTATATCGCCGTGCCGACCTTATCCGGCTACGTATGACTGATCCCGGACGATATGAAGCCTTACAAGATGAAATCATGGCTGCATATTCTGAGGGGCGTGTCAAGTAAATTGTTTAAACATTTCTAGGAGATTAATATGCCTTTAGGTACCGCTCACGTTACTACCACCACCGCGAATACCTTTATTCCGGAAATTTGGAGTGACGAAATTATCGCCAGCTACAAGAAGAACCTCGTTGCTGCAAACCTCGTTAAGAAGATGAACTTCAAGGGCAAGAAAGGTGACTCGATTCACATTCCTTCGCCGACCCGTGGTAACGCTTCTGTTAAATCTGCTCAAACTCAGGTGACCCTGATCGCCGCTACCGAGAGCGAAGTCGTTGTGAACATCGACAAGCACTACGAGTACTCGCGTCTGATCGAGGACATCGTTGAAGCTCAAGCTCTGGCTTCGCTGCGTCAGTTCTACACTGATGACGCTGGTTACGCTCTGGCTCGCCAAGTTGACACCGATCTGGTTCGTCTGGGTCGTGGCGTTAACGGCGGTGACGGCACTGCTGCTTACACTGGCGCTTTCTCTGGCGCTGACGGCACTACTGCTTACACCGGCACCGCTGGCGCTCTGACCGATGCCGCTATCCGCCGCTCGATTCAGCGTCTGGACGACAACGATGTTCCTATGGACAATCGTTTCCTGATCGTTCCCCCTAGCACCCGTAACACCCTGATGGGTATCGCTCGCTTTACCGAGCAAGCCTTTGTTGGTGAAGTCGGTGGCGCTAACACCATCCGCAACGGTGAAATTGGTAACGTGTACGGCATCCCCGTGTTCGTGACCTCTAACGCTGACGCTGCTACCGATGGTGACCGTATCTGCTTGCTGGCTCACAAGGACTTCGCTGTTCTGGTAGAGCAAATGGGTGTTCGTTCGCAGACTCAGTACAAGCAAGAGTACCTCGGTACGCTGTTCACCTCTGACATGCTGTATGGCGTGAAAGAACTGCGTGACGGCTCTGCTGTGGCTCTGGCTGTTCCGGCTTAAGCGTAGCTAAATAGTTGCCCCTTCGGAGATTCCTCTGAGGGGGCTTCTGTGTATCTACTCCAACAATAAAGGAACAATAGATGGCGTTATTCAAATGCACAAGCTCAGGTAATATCTTTGAGTTCAAACATGAACATGATATTCAAGCAATGCGTAAGCATCCTGAGTACGAAGAAGTAAACTACATTTTCGTTAAAGAACAGGAAAAGGCGGAGCCAGTTGAAGCGCAAACAGAAAAGAAACTTGGTAGGCCTCGTAAAGTTAAGGAATAAACACTATGCGTGAGTTCTCAGTAGGTCATAACCTAACAGCTACTGTAAAAACTACTTGTTATACTGTACCTACTGGATACTATGCCAAGTGGAGCCTTTGCTATGTAGTTAACCATTCGGGCAATAACAAGTACATCGATGTTGTATGGTACGATAAAAGCAGTAACATTGAAATCCGTGTACTGGATAATTATATTCTTAGTCCTACGCAGTTTGTAAAGTTTGATGGTGGGGCTTATGTAGTATTAGAAGAAGGCGATGAAATCCGAGCTACTTCAGAACTAGCGTCTGATATGAGCATCCTCAATACTGTTGAATTAATCCGTAAATAATTATTGCGGCTTTGAAAACATATTCTATAAACATTGGAGTTTAAGATGGCTTATTCGCAAGATTGGGTTAATCAATTAGTTCAAGAAGCCGCAGCAGCCGCAGGCGGTACGCTTTCTTATGAGGATGCTGTAAGGGCTGCTTCTAGTTTAGGTATCCCTGCTTCTCAGATTGATGCTGCTTTATCTACAGGGGTAATTTCTGCTCCTACGTCTTTTGTGCCGGGTGCGTCTTTTTTGCCGGGCGTTGAAGAACGCATCGTTGATATGGGCGAAGGAACTCGATCTGAGTTCTTTGTCAGGGGCACTGATATTCCTGTTGATGCTCCTACTTATACGGAGCGATGGGACTTAGCCCCAATGACAGAATCATCTATGGGACCTCTTGTCCAAAATGATTATGTTGTTTATGACGATCAAGCAGGCGGTGAGTTCGTTTATTCGCCTACCGGAGAGTATAAAGGGTTTATTCCCGGTGAGCGTAGAAGTGGTTTAGGTGGCTTCTTGACCGAAACAGGCCAGCAGCTTGCCCCGATCATTGCTATGGCGGCTGCTCCGGGTTTGAGTTCTGCTTTTGCTTCTTTGTTCCCATCACTTAGTCAGGCTGCGGTTGCAGGTCTGACGGGCGCAACCACAGCAGGCGGCGGAACTTTGCTGTCTGGTGGTTCATTTGAAGATGCTCTCAGGAATGCAGCTTTAGCGGGTGGCTTGTCTTACGGCGGTGCTTCTTTGTTTGGAGGAGAAGGTGCTACAGGCTCTACACAGATTACTGATCGTCAAATGGCTATTGCTGATGCTAAACAGTTAGCCGATGCTGGTCTTTCACAGGCTCAAATTGCAGATGTATTGGCTGCATCAGGATTTAACGAGGCCATAGTTAACCGTGCTCTTGGTTCTTTAGGACCTTTGCCTACTAATGGTGTTGTGGTTACTGCTCCTACTCTTCCTGTTGCTAATCCTGCCGGTGCTGTAGGAGGATTGCTTACATCTACTCCAGTTGTGACACCTGTTGCTCCTCAGCCTCCGGTAACTTCTCAGGTAACTCAACCTGTTGAACAACCTTCAACACCTCCTTCTCAAAATGTTTTAGTTACAGGGTCTCGTCCGTTAACAGGTATTGAGTATGCTCTTGCAAATGGGATGACAGCTGCTCAATATTACAATAATATTCGTAATTGGTTTGCTGCAAATCCTAACGCTACTCAAGCACAGATTGAAGCTGCTAAAAATGAGTATGGCGTCACTGATGAAGAAATAAACACAGCATTAGATAGAAATTTACAGGTTACAGATACACGTCCACAGACTCCTGCACCTGTAATTCCTGTTATTCCGTCAGTACCTCCTACTACACCGGGGTTATTGACACCTACTACTCCTCCTACATCTCAGTTACCCGGAGCAGGTGAAAGAGTGGAAGTAGTGAATAATAGACCAACCACGCCTGTAATTCCTATTATTCCGTCAATACCTTCTGTTACGCCAACCGTTCCTCCTACATCTGAATTACCCGGAGCAGGTGAAAAGGTTGAAATAGTGGACAAAAAGGAATCTAAACCTACTATTCCATATACCCCTATTACAGAAGTTCCTGTACAATCACCTATTACAGATATCTCAAAAATAGAGATTCCTGAAATTGTATCAGATAATTCTAATCTTACATTGTCTGACCTACTAAAAATAATTAGTTCTTTAGGCTTATTAGGTGGTGGTTTAGGAGTTGGTGGCGGAGGAGGTGGACAAGGAACTGGTACTTTTGTTCCTCCTACACAAGGTGTTCCTCAGTATTCTAGCGATTATTATAATGCTATTCAACGGTATTATGACGCTTATCTTCCTGCAGTGCCTCGTGATGTTGCAACGCCTTTACAACAATGGTATGAATCTAAATTTGGAGCTTAAATGAGCGCAACTATCATTACTAAGAATAGTTCTACAGCTTCTGCAGTACCTGCTGCAGGCTCACTCGTACAGGGTGAGTTAGCTGTAAACGTAACTGATAAGAAACTGTACACCAAAGACTCTGGTGGTACGGTTCAAAAGCTTGTAGGCTCTCTTGGTAATCAAGAAGCCAATGCAGTAGCTATTACCGGAGGCACAGAGTCTGGTGTTGCTATTACTGGTGGCACGATAAACAATACTCCTATTGGTGCCACTACAGCTTCTACCGTTCGTGGCACTACTGTGACAGCTACCACTGGTTTTACTGGTGATTTGACTGGCAACGTTACGGGTAACGTCACAGGTAATGTTACAGGCAATGTCACAGGTAACGTGACAGGTGACTTAACAGGTAACGTGACTGCTTCTAGTGGTACCTCTACTTTTAACAATGTGACCATTAACGGTACTCTGGACATGAACTCCGGTTCTGCAGGTACTATCACTGGTCTGGCTACCCCTAGCGGTTCTACAGACGCTGCTAACAAAGGCTATGTAGATACGGCTATTAGCAACCTGATTGGAACTGCTCCTGCTACTCTGGATACGTTAGGTGAGATTGCTGATGCGCTTAACGATGATGCTAACTTAGCAGCCACGTTAACGGCCTCTATCGCCACTAAAGTGTCTAAGTCTGGTGATACCATGTCTGGTGCTCTGGCTATGGGCACTAACAAGATCACCGGTTTAGGTGCGCCTACTGCTTCTACCGATGCAGCTACCAAGGGCTATGTTGACACTGCTGATGCACTAAAGCTGAACTTGTCTGGCGGTACTATGACAGGCGGCATTGTCATGGGCGCTAATAAAGTAACTAGTACTGCTACGCCTACCAGTGACGATGATCTGACCCGTAAAGGTTATGTGGATAGCATTCTAGGTTCCGCTACTTCAGCGGCTGCTAGTGCTGCTGCTGCTGCTACTTCTGAGACAAACGCAGCCAACTCTGCCACTGCAGCGGCCTCCAGTGCTACTGATGCAGCCAACTCTGCCAGTGCTGCAGCAGCCAGCTATGACAGCTTTGATGATCGTTACTTAGGTGCTAAGTCTTCTGCACCTACCGTGGACAATGACGGTAATGCTCTGCTGACTGGAGCTATCTACTGGAACTCTACGAGCAATACGTTGTGGGTATGGACCGGTTCTGCATGGTCACAGGCTGCTCTGACTGCTGGTAGTTTTGCTACTCTGGCAGGCACTGAGACACTGACGAACAAGACCATTGAAGCAGGAACATTCACTAACGGCTACACGGAAGAGGTTGCTACGGCTAGCACTTCTACGTCCTACACCATCGACTTGGCTAACGGTTCTGTTCAGATTCTTACTTTGACTGGCAACTGCACCTTCACTTTCCCCACAGCCACAGCTGGTCGTAGCTTCATCATGATCCTGAAGCAAGACGGTACAGGTTCTCGTACCGTGACTTGGCCTGCTGCTGTGAAGTGGCCCGGAGGTACTGCTCCTACGATCACCAGCACAGCATCTAAGGCTGACAAATACATCTTCACTGCTGATGGCACGAATTGGCTTGGAAGCAATGCTGGCCAGAACTACACAGTTTAAGGAGACTTGATGTTTTCAAGTAATACTTCACAGGTGTCCTCTGACGCCACCTACATCGAAGACGTCTTCAGCACTTGGCTCTACACCGGCAACGACTCTACGCAGACGATCAACAACGGGATTGATCTGGATGGTAAAGGTGGGTTGGTTTGGATCAAGAACAGGAACAGTGCCAACTCACACGGCTGGTGGGACACAGTGCGAGGCGCTGGAACTGGGAGCGCTACTGCATCGAACAGGGCGTTGTCGTCTAACCTGACTGATGCACAAGGTCTTGCAAGTCTTCCTTCCGCAAACAGCGATTACTTGTCAGCCTTTACTGCATCCGGATTCACTGTTGTTGACCCCGGAATAGCGAATGAAATTGCAAACGCCGGAGGCCAGACCTACGCCTCATGGACCTTCCGCAAGCAGCCGAAGTTCTTT